TTTGTTACATTTGTAACCACTGTTTGCGGCTGTAATAATTTGTATTCCAACCAATTTGAACGTTGAATTTTATTTTGAGAAACAACATCCACTAAATTAACTTCTATAATTGAATCATTCCAACTTCTTTCATATTGAAACGTTTTGAAATAATCAGAGAGAATTTCTAAAGTATCAACATCTACTGGAATATAAAGTGTATCTTGATTAAGCTCTGTAACAACTTCGTGATAATGATGAACATCTACTGGAATTTGTTTGTAAATTGTATCATAGATAAAAGTTGTATCACTCGTATATTGGTCTGGTGTATTCGTGTGATTGTCACTAATACGTTTTCCAGTGATTAACCCTGCTATAATACAGGTGATAACGATTAATATAAAATATTTAATTTTTATTTTCATAATTCTTTCTACAAAAGTATATCACTAACATTGTATAAATTATCATCAACACTAAGAAGGAATTATCCATTGTTTCCAGCATCTGTATCATAATTTTTATTTCTATCTATATATTGTTTCCCTAAAATCAAAGAAGATATAAAAGGAATTGCGAACATTGTTGTTGACGCTGTTCCATTAATCAAATCAAGAATAAAAGCTACTCCTAAAATTGCGAAAGCCATTATTTTGCTCCAAGTAATCGTAACAAATAATTTAAGGTTCATTTTCATAATATATTATGTTGTTGAAGAATCCTCTTTAATTCTTTTATTTCCTTCTCTAATTCTTTTATTTTATCTTCTACTAAAGTTCTATCTTCTTGCTCTTTCATCATACTAATTCTATTTAAGCGAAGTTGAATTTCATCTGGAATATTCATAATATTTTTTATTTTAATAAACTTTCCAGCTCCAGTTGCCGGTCGATAATTTTGTTATCTCCATACAACGGTTTGTTGCTAATGTATAAGTCACTGTTCCTGCTGCATTAACATATGTTGGGCTTGTATTTCCACCACCCCTGAATATCTCAGTTCCAGTTTCACCCCAAAATACTAAAGTGTCTCCAGCATTTGTTGTTTGGTTAACTATTAAATAAGATTTTCCTACAGGTCCATTATGAGGAATATAAATCTTTCTACTGACTGTCGAAGTATTTACGTATACATCTTCATCTCCTAACGTATGGTCAGAAGTTCCGGATTCTACAGTTTTTACTATTGTCGCTGATAAATCTCCTTCGTGAACCCAATTTCCTGAAGAATGAATAAACGGATCAGCGACTGTATTTGCTGTACTTCCATCTATTTTAAAATATTGATCTGAATCCCAGGCCATTGACATTCCTTGTGGTGTAATCTGCATCATTCCATCGGCTCCATCAATCTGTACTTTTGTACTCTCAATAACAAAATCAGTATTCATTGACACTCCAGGGAAATCAGCTATGATTCCATTAAAATCATATAAGTTGTTATCAATCTTGTAATACAATCTAAAATACATTGATGATGAATCAATAACTCCTAAGTTTGATCTCCATGAAAATTCTGTAACAAAATCATAATCACCTGGGTTTATTAATGACTGTGTTTCACTAAATATTTGAACATCATCTTCATCATAAGCTCTTAAAATTAATTCAGACGTATAATTTCCATTAATACTATGGAACTGAGCTAAGGCCGGGTTTGGTGTTGCTGTTATTTTAACATCATAACTTATATTATATGGCTTTCCATTATATATCGGGATCATTTGTGTCGTACTTGATGGTGGTGAACCCGAATCTACTAATTGTGATGCCGCTGCGGAATACAAAATGTACTGATCATCATAAGCCGGTGTGTTATTCGTTGTTAAAGATTCTGTAATATCAGCTAAAGCTGTTGAACCGTCTTCGAATAACCACGATGGTGCACCTAATAAAACATCAGGCTCATCTAAATCATCTGTTGAAATTCTAATTTTTTCATTTCCTTCTGAATCTTGAACTGAATAACTTAATTCGTTTGAATTAATATAAATTCCACCAGCTGTTGTTTCACTCCATAAGAAATTATTACCTATACTCCATCCACCAATTGAACCATCTAAAGCATTAATTGTACCACTAAAATATCCATCAGTTGCATAAATATTTCCTCTAAAAAATCCATTATCAGTATAAAGTCCATAACCATCTAAGAAACCACCAAATTGTTCATCATAAATTCCTTCTAAATTACCTAATCTAACTTTTTGGTTGTCATATCCAATTGTGAATGTGTCCATTTCATCTATAACTTGAAGGAATGGTGCTCCACTATCACTTGCAGTTAAATATAAAGATCCTTGTCTATCAGTATCTGTTAAGTTTCCAATTCTAACAAAATCAAAACCATCAACTTCATTTTCTCCATTGAGATATTGGGATAATGTTTGGTCATCAACTGAATCAATCTTAAAGTTATTTGCATTACATATTCCACTTGTTTCTACCAAATTAAATATAATTTTACAAACTTTTCCTGAATATCTTGGAGATTCTCCTAAATCTTTGTTAACGGTTAATGTTATATCAAAGTCATCTGGACTTCCAATATCTAAATTAATTCTAACTGTATCAGATATAACATCTCCAGTAATATCCTGTATTTCTATATCAATATAACCGTGGTCATCTGGAACATCTCCACCTGGGGTTTGCCAACCACCTGTGATATGAACTGTTCCTTTTCCATCTATACTAAAGTTTTGAGAATAAAAATATTCTCCTTCATTTCCAATAAAATCATATCCTACTAAAGCACCTGTTGTTGCATTGATGAATGAACTTACATTACCATTGTATAAAGCTAATGCAGTTGAACCATATCCATCTCCAGTTGTTCTATCTTGGTCGAAATTTCTTACATAAGTTTTTTCATCATCAGTTTCAACTACTACATATTCTACTTTTACTGTATTTGTTCCTCTAAATCTTTGTGCTAAAATTAAATCATCAGCCCTAAAAGTATTCATTGAAGTATCAGTATAATAATACCAATTGTCTGCATACGTTCCGGAATCTTCCCAATATAATCCAGCAGGTTTTAATGTTGAAACATCTAATCCAGGCCAAGTTGCTTGTTGTCCATCACTTACCCATAAGGAACCGTTTGTTGCTCTAATTTTATCTACAATTAATTCATAGACATCCATTGAACCCCTAACTCTTAAATTATCAAGTTCTAATCCATATTCACCATCAGTGTCTTTATTTAATCTATATCCAACGCCAGCCCATCCACTAAAGAAAGGTCCGTGGTTAAGTTGGGAATCAGTTTTTAAATCTTCTCCTACTGAAACATCTTCAGTAACATATAAATCTCCATCTACATTTGTTTTATGTAAATTTGAATTTCCAGTAACATTTAAATCATTTTTAACTATAATATCATTTCCAATCTCCGCATCCTGATCTACATAAAAAGAATATCCTACATATAAATTAATTCCTACTGAAACATCTTCATATACATGAACATTATCATTAACTTGTAATCCACCATCTATTGTAATGTTATCATTTTCATCTGCATTAATTTCTACTTGTGAACCAGGGCTGGAAACGTTCTCAAACACTATTCCAGTATTTGTAATATTTCCATTTGTTGTAACGGCTTGTAAATCATTTCCAGTTGCAGGGTTTGTTCCTCCACTTCCTGAACCACCTGTAACTCCACTTGCTGAAGTGCTCTCTCCAAATAATGAACGATAAACTACATTTGTATTTATTGTTGTATTGTAAGAAGAATCTATTAAAGCTAATTTAAGTAATTCTACATCACATAATCCACCACCAGGGTTCCAATTTTTTATTGAATTGATATAATAATAACCAGTTCCAATCTTGCTATTCTCTATATATATTTTATCATTAAAGTTTCCTTCATTAATATCTTTCGCAGTTAAATAAACTTTCGCAGTTAAAAATCTTGAATCATCATCTAAATTGCTCTCTATATCTTCCTTGTAATAGGCATTATATAAAGTAATATTGCTCTCTTCTGGAATATTTAAATAAGTATTTTCACTATCCCAACCAGCGAATAAATTGAATCCATTTTCTATTGAAGCGTCTCTTCTTGGTGATAAAGTTCTAAATTTGTTAATTGAAGCATCAACATTCTCTCTATCAGTTCCATAAGAAAGTGTAGATATATCAACTGTATTTGTAAATAATAAACGTGGTTTCCAATTTGTCTTTAATTGTTTGTCATCACTAATTGTAAGAACTGGATAACCACCAACTGGTGTTGCAGGAAATCCAACCAAGAATCCATTAAATTTTGAATCCGGAATTGTTGCTAAAGTTCCTGGTGCCACACTCAACACTATATCATTGTCATCACCACTAAATTCAGAATCATTTTCAGAATAATGTGTGTATATTCCATCTGGAAATTTTGATAAATAATCTTGTGTGTAAATATCACCATCATTTGTGAACTTGAAATTGGTTGTTTTCGCAAACGCGTTTTTAATAGGTCGGTGTTTTAAATCAGTAACCTTTGTTGTCCAATCTATAAATTCAGAATCACTATAAAAGTCAGAATAAGTTTTTATGTGCATTAATCTCTCATCTATATCATCTACTATAACGAAGCAGTTGAACATTTTAAGAATATCATTCACAAAGTCCTTTTGTTTGTATTGTAAAGGCAGCATATTATTCAGATCGAACACTGGTGATTTTCCAACAAGTGAATTCACTTCAGAAACTTTCACATAACTTCCAGAACCAAATATCAAATTAATCCAGCTACTTGATTCAGTGCTACGATGAATATAATACCAAGATTTTTGTGAAATTGAAAGTGTAACTGTTCCACCAGATTCTACGGCTACTCCACTTGCTATTTCTTCCTCAACTATTTGATAAGTTTGAAGTCCATCAACTTGATTCCATACTGAAACACTCCATTCAGAAGTTCCAGCATCATCAGGGTGTGAATTAAATAATCCTAAAGATATATCTAATTGAAAAGTCCCTCTATGTGGAAGTGGAAATCTTGGTGCAGAAAAATCAAATGGAACTGTTGTGCCACTATGTGAATTTGAAGGTTTGTCGAATATATCATCAAATCCTCCAGAAACTGTATTGCCACCTCCTAAATAAGAATCTTGAAAAGTCCATCCTTTCACCGAATTAATAGGTTGAACTTCAGTTGATAAAAATCCATTCTGGAAAGTTGTTGCAGTTAATTCTACTGTTGTTGTCGGATAAGAATAAGCAGTAGGATCGCCTAAATAATATTTCCCATATAAAGAAACATCAGCAGTATAAGTAATCCAATCTTGGTTAAAAGGAATATAAAGTTCTTCAAATATTTCTTCTACTTGGGGTGTAAGTGTGTAAGAAAATCCATTGTCATCAAATATTTTATCCCAAATCTGTTTCGCAGCTATTGAAGGAAGAACTGGATAATCATCCATCATTGTATAAGCTTGTAAAGCATAATTTGATAAACTCCATTTAGGCCAAGCAAACTTAGGGTCCCAAGCTATAAACGCATAAGTATATCCAGTTCCATCTGGAATATAATCATTATTCATCCAAGTTCGAACTAACTCTCTATTCCAAGTGTGTTGAAACGGTGTGCCACTCCAAGATATATCATCAGCTACATTTTGGTTTCCTTTAATAAGTTTGTCACCAATCAAAGAGAATAAAGAAAGATTGTTCGCAGCTATAACAACTTCATAAGTATCTTCTGTAATATCTATAACTTGCATATTCCCTTTCATCACCACTAATTCATCCTGAATAATTTCAGCATAAACTTTATTTCCTACATCATATCCACCGTGTGAATTTATATTGAACAAAGATTTGAATATTCTATCTGTGCTCTTTGTTTGTAAAATGGAAATTGGTTTTGTAAACGAACTATTTCTTTGTCCAAAGTTTCGAATATCTTTAAGCGTGAAATTCACACTAATAGGTGAGATATCTTTCGCATCTATAATAATTCTATCTGGTCCTACTCGTAAAAGTGTATTTGTCATATTGTTTTTTTATTGTGCCTGAACACTATATTCTTCTGCATAACTATAAGCTATTGTATAATTAATCAGTTTCTGGTTTTTTCTATTTAATATTTGTTTTGAACTTTCCGTAATAATAATCGGAATATAAATTTCATTTAAATATAATTCAGCCTTAGGTGTAATCCAAAGTTCTTTTAAGTTTTCTGAAGTTTCTTCACACATCCAATTTGAAGTTGCTACATAAGAATCTCGAACTGTTGTTCCAAAGGCTCTTTGTGTTCTATCATTCACATAACTTACTTTTGAAATTCCAATTGTATTTGAAGGTGTAAGGTCGAAATTAAAAGCCTCTGTCTCACCTAAACTCCCTGTATAATAGAATCTATAATATTCGTCATATCGTGTATCAGATGTCACCAGATTAACTCTCAGTGAAACTGAATCGCCACCAAGTTCTTTCACTATATAATATTGTGTTGAAGAATCTATTGATATTGAAGAATCTACATTTAAAGCGTTCGGTCCAATATTCATAGAAAGAATTGAAGGGTCAGTTGATAAAGATAAAATAATTTCGTGTGTTGAAGTGTCTCCATTGAAATCATATTTTGTAATCTCTAATCCAGTGAAGTCACTTTCATAAGTTCCAAAATCTCCTTGTAAGAATTGAACAAATAAATCATCTCCTAAGTGAATTTCTCTTGGTGAAGTCCATTTTGTTAAGAAATTGTTGCTACCATCACCATCAAATATATAATTGTCAGCATCCCACATTCTATTATATAAATCTACACCATTAAATACCCATTTATCTAATACTGTAACACTACTGTCTGTTGCTCCAACATAACTATGTGCTACTATGTCATAACTTTTAAGTCCTGATGAATTGTCCAATAATAAAGAATCGTGAACAACTATATTGCTCTCAAAGAAAGATTGTAAAATTGTTTGAACATCTATAATTGCTTTTTTATTTTCATCAGGAAGTTGTTTGATATAACGTGTTTCTCCATCTATCGTTATGTCCAATTGATAATATAATCCAGCATTACCAGCTCTAACCGCATCGTAAAGTTCATATTTTTGAATTGAATAAACTGGTTGAATTTCTCCTGGTTGTGATAATATTGCTAACGCCATTTCCTTGTTTTTTAAATAATATATTTATGAATCATTTATATATTCGAATCACCAACACCGGCATCATCAAATATAACTTGTAAGGAATTCGCTAAATCAATACTTGCTCCAATACCCAACATTTTATTTAATTCTTGTATGTGATCGTAGAATATTTTAATGAAGGGTCTTGGTTTTATTCCAACTCTTGCTATTTTTCTACCAATAAGAAAGGCAGCTGTTTTGTAAGTGCCTTGATAAGGAGATATTCCTCTTTTTTTCATCCAACTTTCTATCACATTTGGTGGTGGTGCCTTCCCAGCTTTTCTCCCTGAATCCACCCAAGTAAAAGAAGCCGGCATTGTGATATATAAATTAAATCCTTCATTTGTTTCATCTATTTTATATCCCAAACGGCTACTCAAATAAGTTTCATTAAGCGCTTTCGCCATTCTCTCTACGGTTTCTTTCCCATAAATCTCAAGGCTTTCCTTTATGTGTTTTGTTTCCATTATTTAAAAGGAATTTTATCTTCATTTCTACTATTTCCAACTTGGCATTGTATCGTCATAAATTGTCCAGCCACTATATCATCAAATTGATATATCACAGGTGTGCAGGCTCCAGCATCATTGAAGTAAAATCCAAAATCACATTCATTATCGGTGAAGTAAGTATAAAAGTCATCCATCTTTAATAATCCAACCGATAATACATTTGATATATTCGAATAATCCCTTTCCACCCTATCAAGCATATAAACTGGAATATTAATAACAACTTGTCCAGTTTGGAAAGCAGTTGCAGTTGCTTGTAAATCTACCCACATCATTGGATATTTCACATTGTTTGCTACATTCTCAGTAATAGGCTTTGTTTCGAAAGTCTCTATTTGTGAATGGTTTGTTGCGAATTTCTCAAATTCTTTTAATATTTGGTTAAGAGATCGTTTCATATTTTATTTATTTAAGTTGAAAGTGTGGCAGATCGATAAAAAGTTGATCGGATAAGAACGTATCTCCATCCCAATCTATTCCAGACACTAAATCGTGTGTAATTTTTCCTTCTTGTTTTAGCATTGTTGCTATTCCTAATACAAATCCGATATAAAATCTCATTCTATCTTTGTTTTCCCAGGAAATAGGATAAGGCACAGAATCTACAGCCATACTTGGTGATGAATTGTGCTTACTATTTGGATATATAACCTTACTAAATCCCTTTTCATAGGCTTCAGTTTGTTCTTTTTCACCTCTTTCACCACATAAAATGGTGTTGTCGAAGTGTTTTATCACCTCATTAAAGATTCTTTGTAAATCTATGTGACAGGAACTAAGTTTGTCGCTACTATTTTTGCTATATCTTGCCATTATATAATTATATCACCATCATAATAAAAATTTATTCCTTGTTGTGAACCACTTGCAGGCAGATCATCAGAATCAGCTTGTCCATATTCCGGAAAGGCTCCAGCATTCGCATTTAAATATAATTGTAACTTTGTAATGTGGTGTTGAAAGGAATTTTGATATTCATATCTCATTGTTTCCATATCAGTTCGTCCAATCGCAGTTGAATTTTGGTTGCTATCACTAACTATTGAAGAATTTGTTAATCTAAATAATAAGTTCCTTGCTACCATATATAAAGTTCCGTGAATTATCGGGTCCCACATCTTTTGAACAACTAAGTTTTGATAAGCTAAAGGCAGATTCCCATTGTTAATTCCAGCTATAAGATAATCATATAATTTTGAACCAATCACAGGCTCTATCATTTGTTCTTGACAGTTGATAAGCGCAGTTTTAATTGTTTTATCATCTATATTATTGTCCAAATAACTATTGTCTTTGACATCTTGAACAGATATTAAAAAAGTCTTCATATTTTATATTTTTATTTAATTTCATTATTGTTTCCAGCTTCTTGTCCATCTTCAGTTTCAGCATCTACTGGTTCATCATATAAAGAAAGTTGTTCTATTGAAACTACAGGCAGCATATTGACATCCATAAATTTGTTCATAATCTTAGAGAGAACATGTTGTTCTGGAATAATAACAGTTCTATTCCAGTAATCTATTGCTTCTTTAAGTTGATCACCACCATTAAATCCACTTGCAGTTTTAATACCAACTATAATAGGATCAGTAATTCTATGTGCACTTAATATTTTTTGTAAAGTGTTTTCATTTATATTCGTGTAAACTTTATCTTCTTTTGTGTTTCCAATTGTTTCGACAGTAAGTTTTTGTGAATCATCTTTAGGAAATACTATAATAGGTTTGTTCGCTTTTGCAGCTCCAGTGTGCATTTTCATAAAGCGTTTTGCCTCTTTATTTTTTGATTCATCAGAATTAATTCCGGGCATTGAAACAATGATATTTGTGTTCAGTCCTCCAGTAAAAGAACTCACACCATAATCATCAGAAAGAATATCAGTTACTATTGCAGAAATTCCTCCTACATAATCAGGAAGTGGATAATAAAAAGAACCAGCTCTATAAGGTTTGTAATAAAAGATTTGTGTTGTTGAATTTTTCTTCAACATTTCCAAAGCTAACGGGTCTCCTTCTTGAAACTTTTTCAGGGCTTCTTTGTAAGATTTCTTGTTTTCACTTGCTCCTTTTTCAGAATATGTAGGGAGATAAACTTTATCAGTTCTTTGTTTCGTCCAATCCCAAGAATAATAATATCCAGGGATATTTCCTTGTTCATCAACTTTTGAAGCCCTTACCTTACTGAAATCTAAGTGAGAAATACTACCAATCTTACTCCAATCTTTTGTCCAAGTAATTTTTAAAGCTACTCCTCCGAATAATGGTAAGTCATTCGACATTTTCCAAAGTAATTCATTCCCGTCTTCATCTTCATTAATTTGAGACATAAAAAGCGACATTGCGCTTTGAGTTCCATTTAAAGAAGCGTCTTCCTCATCCCAAACAAATCCGTTTCCTGCCACCTGTGCAATCTTCGATTGAAGAATTGCTCCGTGTAAAGCTGAATTATTGTAAAGTGAAATCAGTTTGTCAGGATATTGAATCCCATCATCTGTTTC